CATGGTCAAAGTCTTGCTGGTGTGATAGATAAAGAATTGAAAGTGTATAAATCAGACATGGATGAATTTGGTGTTGACCATATGTTAGAGTCTATTGTTAGAAGTTATGTAATACATTGTGCAAAGATGCATAATTATTTTAAAGAAGATTGGTTTTACGAGTCATTTATAAATTCTGCATGGATTGTATCTCAGTATGAAAATGAATATAATCCATTACATAATCATACTGGTTGTGATATAAGTGGTGTAATTTATCTTAAAACGCCAAACACAAAAGGTAGAAGAAATATTGAGTCGAAAAAAGGTAAAGAAGATAATGATGGTGATATAACATTTGTTCATAGTGCAATGGGTCAGAGAAATCATGATATATTAGAAAAAGGTATATTTACGATAACACCACAAGCTGGTCAAATGGTTTTGTTTCCATCTTATCTATTACATACTGTTTATCCATTTATAGGAAAAGAAGAAAGAAGATGTATTGCTTTCAACGCAGTATATCGTATAGGAGATGAAAATAAATCATTTATTGCTGGTGATTTAAGTGGAGTTCAAAACCCAACATTTTATACAAAAAAGAAAGGTAAATCATGAAAGAAGATGAATTAAGTGATGTCGATAGACTAGTATTTTTAATGGACGAGATTGCAATTATCGAGTCTCGATTTCAACCAGAGGATACAGGTCATTTGAGAACTACTGTTGGTGTTCTCAGAGAAAGAGTCAAAGAAGTCAAAGAAAAGATAAAGGAATATTATGGTTGAAGTTTTTATAATCGCAATCGTGATGTGGTGGTCTGATGCAACACAAACACCATTAGAGAACGCTATCGAAGTAACACATTTACATGGCCTACCATTATACTTTAAAACTGAAGAGGAATGTGGTATTCATGTAGATCAAAATTTAGATGCACTCAAGGAGTTTGGTCATAGAAGTTTTCCTACTGCACACTCAGTAAAAACTATTTACTGTGTAGAAACAGAAAAATTTATTGATAGTGATGAGGTTTAGAAATGGGTAGAAAAAAATCTAGAGATAGTTATACGTCAAAAGGTGAAAGACGAAATGTGTCAAAAAAGTGGACAAAGATGTTACGTTTAGAAAGAAAAGAAAGTGATCGTGGGTTCAATCAATTTGATGCATACCTCAAAGGTAAGAATGTCATGTTGACAGTACCTAATCCACTCAAGACCGAAACTAACAAACCATACATAAGAGTAAAAGCGAAACATTACTGGAGAAGGGCTTCAAGTGAGTAAAGACGGACTCTTTAATAAACCACCAAGTTCAGACTCGTTCTGGAATAAAAATGCATTGAGTTATGCACAACAAGAACGAGATGATTTACAAGAGATAAATGTTGATAAAACATCAAGGTCAAATCAGATGACTTGTTACAACTGTGACTCAGAACTGATTTGGGGTGGTGACCAAGATATTGAAGAAGAGTTTGACCACGAAGATGCTCATGCAATGGTAACAAATTTATCATGTCCAAAATGTGGAACTTTTGTCGTTGTTTATACACCCAAGTCTTTTTTTACAAAATTTAGAAAAGATGGTATGTATAAGTGAGTATTCGTGACAAATATGTTTTTATTACAACTCGTAATGAAGATATGCAATGTGTAGGTATCAAAGAAGGCCCATTCGCTGGTGTCGTTTACAAATATGGTAAAGTTTCTCTGGGAGAAGAAAATTCAAATGGGACATTGCCTTTTCGATTTGAGTATGATATACTGGATAGTAATTTAATTCCAAGAGAGAGTTTCAATGATGAGTTTTTCAAACTAATCGGAGATATTCTCGTAGATATAATTGACAGACAAGAGGGGGATATAGTTGAACCAATCAATAGAGAGAACAGCTCTCACTAACCTAATAACTAACGAAGATTATGCAAAGAAAGTTCTACCTTTCATCAAGAAAGATTATTTTGATGGTAGAGAAGAAAAGATTATCTTTGAAGAGATAACTAACTTTGTAGACAAATATAAAAAGATACCAACAGGTCATGCACTTGAGATTGAGGTTGGTGAACGTAAAGACCTAACCGAAACAGAATATAAAAAGATAGTCGATATCATACAGACGTTAAGTCCGACAGATGTAGACTTTGATTGGTTGGTTGATACGACAGAAAAGTTTTGTAAAGACAAAGCCATCTACAATGCAATCGTAGAAGGTATCAGTATTATAGATGGTAAAGATAAAAACAAAACACCAGACTCGATACCAAGTATTCTGACAGATGCACTTGCAGTTTGTTTTGACAATGCAGTTGGACATGACTATCTTGCAGACTCAGAGTCACGATATGAGTTCTATCACAAAGTAGAAGAACGCATACCATTTGACCTAGACTTTTTCAACAAGATTACCAAAGGTGGATTACCACCAAAGACATTGAATATTGCACTCGCTGGTACTGGTGTTGGTAAATCATTGTTCATGTGTCATATGGCTGCAAACTGTTTATCGCAAGGTAAGAATGTATTGTACATTACTTTGGAGATGGCAGAGGAACGTATCGCAGAGAGAATAGATGCAAACTTGATGAACATTAGTCTGGAAGATTTACATGAACTACCAAAGAAAATGTTTGATGACAAAATCGCAAGTATCGTCAAACAGACATCTGGTAAACTGATTGTTAAAGAATATCCTACTGCATCTGCAAACAGTAATCACTTTAGAGGTCTTATCAAAGAACTTGCAATCAAGAAATCTTTCAAACCAGATATCGTGTTTGTTGACTATCTAAATATCTGTGCATCATCAAGGTTCAAGGGTGGTGCGAATATCAACTCATACACTCTGGTCAAGTCGATTGCAGAAGAACTCAGAGGTCTTGCAGTAGAAACAAATGTTCCGATAATGTCTGCAACTCAGACTACTCGTTCTGGTTTCGTATCGACAGATATTGGTCTGGAAGATACTTCAGAGAGTTTCGGACTACCAGCAACAGCCGACCTTATGTTTGCATTGATTAGTACAGAAGAACTAGATGACTTGAACCAGATTGCAGTAAAACAGTTGAAGAACAGATATAACGACCCAACAGTAAATAAAAGATTTGTATTAGGTATTGACAGAGCGAAGATGAGGTTGTATGATGTAACATCACAAGAGTTATCAGATGATGGACAACCAGTATTTGATAAGACATCATTCGGTGAGAAAAATGACTATGAGGGTTTTAAAGTATAAATGGTACGAGATTACATACTCAAACTGGATATAAAGACCATACAAGACTATGTGTGGGATATCGTATTCAATACAACTCTTTCGTCTAAGAAATCTAATGTTGGTGGGTGGCAAAGTCCTGTATACTGGTCATGGCCTAAAGAACTCAAGGAACTACAAACATTTGTAGAAAAAGAAATACCAGAATATACACTTCAATCTTTATGGTTTAATTTAAATGGATATGGAGATTATAATCTGATGCATAAACATCATGACGGAAAAGATGCAGTAAGTGGAGTGTACTATATAGAAGTTCCAGATAAAAATATGGGTAGAATATATTTTGAAACAGATGAGGAGTATGACCCTCAAGAGAATAGATTACTATTGTTTCCTGCTGACCTCAGACATGGAGTACGAAAGAATCAAAGTCATAAGAAAAGAATAAGTCTTGCATTTAATTATACAAGAATAACAAGAAGTGGTATAACAATATGAGTTGGATAGGAATAGTATTTCTCTACACATTTGGTGGAGAGATTTTATATGGTATAAGACATGACACATTCATAGATGAAGAAGAATGTAGAAGTCATTATGAGTCATTGAACAATTGGAACTATGTAGGTAAACATACGAATATGTACAAGATGCCTGGCCATATCATACAGTACGAAACACCAATAGGTAATGCATGGGTATTATGTGAAGAACTTGACAAATAGAAAAAGTTGTGATATAACTACATTATGAAATTTTATACAAATATTACTCGTTGGGGTAATCATTTACTATTAAGAGAAGTTGTAAACGGAGAGAGGATTAATCAGAGGATTAAATATTCTCCTACGTTGTATTGTCTTGTCAATAAACCAACTGAATACAAAACTCTTGATGGTAAATATGTCACTCCAGTAAAACACGACACAATGAAAGAAGCCAATGAGTGGATTGATAACTATCAATCTGATTTAGTCTTTGGTAATAACACATATCAATATAACTATCTTGCAGACCAGTATCCTAATCGTGTTGATTGGGATATGGAAAAACTGTTGATTGTAACGATTGATATTGAGGTGCAATGTGAGAATGGTTTTCCAGACCCAGAGAAAGCTCTCGAAGAACTTCTATCTATCACCATCAAAAATCACCAGACAAAAGAAATAGTTGTCTGGGGTATCGGTGATTTTAAAAGTAATAGAAATGATGTACATTATGTTTCTTGTGAGAATGAATTACATCTTATCAAAGAGTTTCTTGTATTCTGGGAACGTAATCACCCAGACGTAATCACAGGTTGGAACACAGAGTTTTTTGATATTCCATATCTTTGTAATCGTATCAAAAATAGATGTGGTGAAGATGAGATAAGAAGACTATCGCCATGGCGTAGTGTATCATCTCGCACAATATTTAAGATGGGACGTAATCATCAACTCTATGATATACAAGGTGTTGCACATTTAGATTATTTTGATTTGTATCGCAAGTTTACATATACTGCACAAGAGTCATATCGACTTGATCACATTGCATT